GAGTAGACCTTTTTACAAACCATATGCAATATTAGATGACCATATTAAAAATATTGTTAATTCTCACATAGACTGGTCTGTAGAGTCTGTGTTTGGCTACTACCCTAGATGAACTAAAGAATAGTACTTGACAAGTCGATACTCTTAGTGTAGAATCACAGCATAACCCATTGGAGACTACTATGATTGTTGAGAACACTGTTATCCCGATTCAGAATACTACTCTTGATAAGAGCAAGGCTGATATTTTCTTCGCTAATTTTCCGCGAGATAAGGTTGTAGCATACAAGGACTATTGGGAAAGTGTGCGTCCACAAAATGTGGAAGATATTTTTCGTCGGTATCTCTTTGCGTTTTGCTCCGTTCATACGACATGGAAGGGTAATTGTGCCGGATATAATGCTATCAAGAATTTTGCTGAGTGGGTTAACGATCAAGAAGCATTGAAGGAAAAACTCCACAAGAGCGGCGTTGGTCTACACAATAATCGCACAAAGTATATTTGGGATTTTGCCACAAAGTTTTGGGCTAATCCTAAAGACTTTTATTTTACATCAAAGAAAGGCCACGTTAAGAAGCGTGACGAAATCGTAAACAAGATTAGTGGTATTGGTTTGGCTAAAGTTAGTTTTGCTCTGGAAATGATTCATCCTAATGAGGCACGAGTATTGTGTGGTGACGTTCATCAACTTCGCCTTTACGATATGGAACATCTGAAGTATAATAAGAGTAAGAGTGGAACCGATTCTTACAAGAAGATGGAGCGTCATTGGGTAGTAAACTGCGGAAAGCATAAAATTCCACCGTATATTGCTCGTTGTCTTTATTGGGATAATCTTCAAAAGAAAGATGATAGTCGTTACTGGAGTTTTGTTTTGGAGTCATAAATATGAGTCAAAATGGTAAAGGGGATACTCCTAGACAAAAAGGAGTATCATGGAAAGTTTGGGATAAAAATTACGAACAAATTTTTGGTAAGAAACAAAAAAAATCAAGTTGGGCAGTTGACAAGCCGATAAAGGATGATAGAATACAAGAGTCTAAGCGAGAGGATCAGTCGCGTGACTGACTCGCAAAGACGGTTGGTTGTTTAAGATTTGGAGGTTGATTATGGCTGAAGTTACTAATGTTGAGAAGCAGAGTCGTGTTCGTTGTGGTGATGAGGCTTTTCTTGAGGCGGTATATTCGTCCAAGACTTATGCTGAGATTGCTACTAAGACTGGTCAGAAGGTTGCTAGTACGATGGCTCGTTTTGCTCGTACAAAGGCCGCTCTGGCTAAGAAGGGTATTGAACTTCCTAGTATGGAACGTGCGAAGCCTACCAAGACGGTGGATAATGTCGAGGCTATGGCTGAGATTGTTCGTCGCCTCAAGGCTCATAATAACGGCTGAGAGTCGATTGGTAGTCGGCTACAACATTTATAACGGATGAGGTACACAAGCATAATCAACCTCAGACTTGTATTGTTGTGGTCGATTACTTTTATGCCGGGGTGGCGAAATTGGCGAAACGCACGACACTTAAAATGTCGCACACTAGAAACGTTGCGGGTTCGAATCCCGCTCCCGGCACTTTAACTAATAACAAAAAGGAAAACAAATGAGCAAAAACACTCTGGAATTTTACAATGTTGGAACTAAGGTTAAGTTGGCAGATGATGTTTATGGAAATATTATTACTGTTAGTATTGGCCCTAATCATTCAATCACTTATAAGTGTGGTTGGTGGAATGGTCGAACATATTGTACAGAGACTTTTAACTCTTCTGAAATAGAGGCTGTTGTTACTACAGAAAAAACTCGCATAGGATTTATTTAAAATGAACGAACACTCTAATCCTATTGAGTTTCTAATCGAATTTGCTTGGGCAAATGGTGCTGATCGTTTTATAGTCAACAACGCCAAAGATGAATTACGCAAACTAAAAGATAATAAGGATAACGAAAACCGCTGGATCAGTTGTGAAAAAGATTTGGCTAAACTCAGAGAAGAACACAACAAACTTCTTTCTGTTTTTAATTATCCAGTGGCTTATGGTCTTATAAATGACAGACACGATCTTTACGATTTGAGAATAATGGATAATCCTCATAATGCTGATGAAAAAGTTGTACCACTCTATTCTAATAGAGAAGAATTTTTAACCGGAGATTGGAAGGGATACAATCACTATGGTAAGTTTACCAAATAAGTTTTATCGAGGGGTAGTATACAGTGATCCTGACTTTAAACATCCTAATTTTCGTTTTGTTATAGTTGATACAGTAAAAGAAGTTCAGGATGAATATGGAGAGTGGTATCTAGATATTTTCCATGATTCCACAGAATTTCTAATGCACGATCATTCTTTAGGAAATGTTTTTTATGGAGTTTATGGATCTTATTGGATAGATATTCCAAAAGGCCCAATTAAACTGTGCGAAACTATAGACTTAACAGAGGCTATACATATTGCTCAGGAAATTATGGGATCACAAATTGTTGATAAAACCCATGATTAATCCTGATTATCTTATAGACTATAGTGATTGGTTTGACGAAGGTGGTTATTGTCAGGTTTATCCAATAAAAGACAAAAAAGATTTGGTATTCAAAGAGTTTCGTAATAAAAAGAAAGCACAAGAATCATACAAATATCATAAAAAATTAGCCAAATTCGATCTTGCACCAAAAATATATAGCAAAATTTGTAAATTAGAATTCTTTCCAGAAGAAGATCTTTATCAACCAGATCCTAGTGATTGGGGATACGTTACAGAGTTAGCAAAAACTCATCATGCTAATACTAAAATAAGCATGAAGGATATTCAACTTTTAGTAGATGAAATCTATAATAAGACCGGATTAAAATTTTGTGATTGTCACTGGTATAATGTTGGTTTAGTAAAAAGAGGACGAAAAAAGAAAGTGGTTTGTATAGATACCGGAAAAGAAAGTTTTGATGGTAATGCTAATGCTTGGGCAAATCCAGACCCAGGCCCAAAATGTTCGTACTGTGAAAAGTATGAATGTAAATGTTCTAGTTAGGTGTATTATTTAGTGAGATAGTATTTCCTTAAAATAGGAGAAAACAATGCCCAAAGATTTAGATGATATTTATAAGAAAGTAGATATTTCCGCTAAAGAATTAAACTCTTTGGGTAAAGATCAAGACAAAATACACAAAGAAGTATTAGATCTTAAAAAACAAATTAAAGATATTTCTTTTAAGGTAGATGCTATGCTAGAGATACTAAATAACTTCACTATTATGTTAGCAGAAGATGATGAAGATTTAGAAGAAAATTATGATTTTGATAATGATTCGGATGAATCTTGGGTTCCAAAGGAGGACGATTTTTGGGAAGATGATACCGACGAATAACTTTGATATTAATACCGCCTTAATTATATTTATCACATATTTTATATTGGATATGTTCTATGCTTATTATATTCTTTGCATAGAATCTAGACAAAATTTAATGTCATCTTTTATGGCCGGAATGATAACTTCTTTATCAGCATTTGGCGTGGTTAGTTTTAGCCAAAATATGACCTATGTTATTCCACTATTTTTAGGGGCGTTTGCAGGAACTTACTTTACAATGAAGTTAAAAGAAATCTTGCAATCCAGAAAGCGTAAGGTTGACAACGCGGAATGACGATGTATACTTGGAGCATCACAGGACACTTGGAGAAACAAAATGAAACTTGCAGATCGAACGGTTGAGGTTCACAGTGCTGGTATTAGTGCGTCGAATCAGTTTACGATTGCTCAAACCAGCAAAATGTTTAAGATTCTGTCGGATTCTCTTTATTCCGACAAGACTATGGCAGTTATTCGTGAACTTGCCACCAATGCTTATGATAGTCATATTAGTGCTGGCAATAAGAATCCTTTTAAGGTGACGTTGCCTACTGCTGCTAATCCTAATTTTGCGGTGCGTGATTATGGCACTGGTCTTAGTCAGGCAGATATGGAGAGTCTGTATACCACCTATGGGGCATCTAATAAGAATGATAGCAACGATTTTGTGGGTTGTCTTGGTCTAGGGTCTAAGAGTCCGTTTGCTTATACCAAGAGTTTTACTACTACTTCTTATTTTAACGGTACTCAATATACTTATATTGCGGCTATTGATGATACTGGTGTGCCTACGTTGAATCTTATTCATAGTACAGATACTAACGAGCCTAATGGTCTTGAGATTAGTTTTGCTGTTAAGCAATATGATTTCCAAGAGTTTAGTCAGAAGGCTGTTAGGGTTTTTCATTACTTTAAGAATAAGCCTATTATTGAGGGTGGTGTTCATTGGGATTTTACCAAAGAATATAGCCAGCGTAATGTGGTTATTGATGGTGATGGGTGGCGTGTTTGCCGACTCAATAATGACAATATGAAGTTTCCGAATAATTATCATCGTATTCAAAGCGGCATTATTGCTCTGATGGGTAATATCGCATATCCTGTTGAGGTTTCCCATCTTGTTGGTGAGGAAAAGGTTGAGACTCCAGATCATATTGCTAAGTGGAATCGTGCCTTTAATAAGGCCGACATTGCTTCTTGGAAGAGTTTCGTAGGTGAAATTATCAATCAGGGTCTTTATCTGGAACTTGATTTTGGTATTGGCGAACTTGAGATGGATGTTAGTCGTGAAGGTTTGCAGTATACAAAATCTGTTGTTAAGACTCTGCGTGAAAAGACCCAGGATATTTTCGTTGAGTTGAAGAAGAATTTCAGCGACAAGATCGCTACTGCTAAAACCAAGGTAGAAGCAATCCAGACATATTACCAGATGAATGATCTTGCTGGTGGTTGGGGTGTTGGTGCTAGTTGGACTGATGCTTCTGGTAAAGATCATAGCATTAGTTCTGGTCAGGATATTGAATACAAGTTGGACAAGGAAGAGAATCTTTATGTGTTCAATTATCGCACAGCAGGATATCGTTCTCGTCGCATGATTTATCTTACCAACCAAATTCATCATGACACTCTTACGGGCAAGGGGTATAATTACTGGAATACTAGCGGTAAGAAGAATGGCGGTATGAAGTTCTTCTGGTGCGATATTAGTGCTACAGAAACCGCTAAGAAGATCGTCACTAAGTATTGCAACACAAATGATTGTTTTGCGTATCTTTTGGTACACACAAAGGATCATACCAATGTGTCTAATGGCTTTAAAAGTCTAGTTAAGGATGTTGGAGAACATAACATTCTTAATGTATCAGACTATCGTGATCTTATTAAAAGTAGTCCTAAGAATCGTGGCAGCAAGGCCAGTAAGGGTAGTGTTAGTGATCAAGAAATCTTTTTGATTATTGGAGACACAAAAGATACCAAGAATCTTAACTATGATTACAATGATGCTACTTTTATGAGAAGTCTTAGCCAGACAAGGCTAGATGATCTTGAAGATGAGGATGAGATTGTTTATCTTCCTATTGTTAGGTATGGTATTGCCGATAGTATTTATCCAGAAATTCATAAACTGTGTGGGTACAAGGATTTTCTAACCGGGCATAAGGTAATTGACGATACCAATATCTATGCTATTAAAAAGAGCGTGGTTGATCGTTTAAAGAATGATGGCTATAACCTTGTGGATTTTAACACTTGGTTCAAGAAGAGGCTCCAGAAACTAAACGATACCAAATTTAAGAATATCTATCAGTTCAATCATCTTGTGCAACAGTGCAAGAACGAGTATAATAGCGATGATAAGATGTCCAAGAATTACAGGGAGGGTTATCTTGACAGACAATTTCTTTTCCATATTCTGAATGTTTTCGGGCTGGAATATGAAAAGTTTATCAGCAAGCGTAGCGTTGTTGATACTATTAATAGTCTAATGATTGTAGAGTTTTTCGCGGACACTATTCATCATGAAAGTTTTGATATTCTCAAATTCAAGAAGGATGATTATTACTCTCATATGACAAAGTTGTTGCACGATTTTGGGGTCAATGGTCTTGATAGTGCTAAGATTAAAGAGGCCAATGTAGTCTATAATCAAATCAACGCTATGTTGTGTGGTATTTATGACAGCGGAGTTGTTGGTGAATATCAAAAGATTTTCAAGCCTTCAACCAGCGGTCAATATGATTGTCCCAAGATGGCTGATCTGAGAAAAACGATTAAAGAGGAGGTTGACAGCAACCCGATGATGAAGTATATTATGTGTATCCATCCAGTGTCGGGCAATCTGAGAGAACTTAGGAATACTAATCCTCTCAAGCAACTTGATGCTGAACATTATTATGGTCATAGGTCTGATGAGCGTTGGCTTAATAAGATGGACGATAATCATGTTGAAGAATTGAAGTTGTCGTTTGGTCAAATTATTGGTTGATTTCACAGGAAACAGGAGAAATAACATGAGTGTTCCTTTTATGTGGGTTGATGGTAATCTTACGTTGGTTCTTAATAATAGAACCTATCAGGTTTTGCCGGATCATATTAACTACAAGATGATTCTTGAGGCGTTGCCTACCGCGACCTCTGATGAACTTCTTGATATTGTTGATGTTGAAAAGGCAGTTGCTACTTTTAGTGATGGTCTTGTGGAGATTAAGAACGGCCAAGTTACCTATGAGGGCGAGGTTGTTCATGGTAGTATCAGTAAGCGTATTCTGGAGTTTATGAGCAAGGGTCTGCCTTTTCAGCCTCTTGTTAATTTCCTGAATAATCTTATGGATAATCCTAGTATGCAGAGTCAAAAGGAACTCTATGATTTCCTTGAGCATGAACATCTGCCTATTACTGAGGATGGTTATTTCTTGGCCTATAAGGCAGTAAGGAGTGATTTTAAGGATAAGTATCGTGGAGTATTTGATAATAGTGTTGGTCGGGTTGTAAAGATGCAACGGGCTAAGGTTGATGATGATCGTGCTAGGGGTTGTTCTGATGGGCTTCATGCTGGTGCATTGAACTATGTTGCTGGTTATGGGTCTGTGGATAATGGTGATCGTATTGTGATCGTCAAGATTAATCCGCGTGATGTTGTTAGTGTTCCAAGTGATTGTAACTGCGAGAAACTTCGCACTTGCCGATATGAAGTTGTCGGAGAGTATCAAGGCGAACTTCTGAAGCCTCTTTATTCGTCTGATTTTAGTTATGACGAGGATGAAGATTATAATGAAGATAATTATGATCTTGATGAATCATACTGGGATCAGTTTGATGACGAGGATGAAGATGTAAATTATGATGACGAGGACGATTACGACGATCAGTATTGATCGTTGGAAGAAAGTGGGCCGCTGGGCGGATACTAGTTAAAGGATGGTTCGATTCCATCACCACTTTTAAAGGATATATCATGCACGAAGATTATGATGATAATGAATATGATGATGATCAGTATGATTATGATCATCCATCATTGAATCCATTTCATTACTATTTCAAATTTGAT